CTCCGCCATGACCGCTTCGGTGTTTGTAAAGGCATCGAGCAGAAAGTGGTAGAAGGCGTCGTTGCCCATATTGTCGTTCTTGATTTTCCCGGCGCTGCCTTCGTAGTTTACATTATAAGGCGGGTCTGTGATGACCAGATTCGCCTTGCGGTCATCCATAAGAACGGCGAAAGTTTCTGCTTTGGTGCTGTCTCCACAAACCAGCCGATGTCGACCGAGTGTCCATATGTCGCCGAGCTTGGTGACCGGCGGCTGCTTGAGCTCCTCATCGACATCAAAATTGTCATCGTGCAGACCATCCTTGATGCTACTTTTGAATAGGTCATCCAGTTCGGATGGGTCGAAGCCCGTGAGCGAAACATCGAAATCGGAGCCTTGCAGGTCAGCAATGAGTAGCGCCAGCTTATCTTTATCCCAATCGCCGGATATTTTATTGAGCGCCACATTAAGTGCCTTTTCCTTTGTCTCCGACAGCTCGACGACGACACACTCAACCTCAGTGATGCCCATATCGATGAGCACCTTTAAACGCTGATGTCCGCCAACGACACGCCCGGTGGTCTTATTCCAGATGACCGGCTCGACGTAACCGAATTGTTCAATGGAGCGCTTCAGCTTATCGTATTCGGCATCACCGGGCTTCAGGTCTTTACGTGGATTGTAGTCAGACGGGATAAGCTGCTCAATTTTCAATTTTTCTATCTGCATACGCTTCAGCCGCCTTTCTTAGTTCGTTGTATAGCCTAATGCTGGTATCCTCCCACGGGAACAAGCATGAATTGAAGTGCCCGTATGCTGCCGTATCCGCGTAGATGGCGTTACGCAGGCGCAGTTTCTCCATGATCGCCGCCGGACGCAGGTTGAACACTGACATCACAATCTCACGCAGAGCCTCGTTGGAAAGAGCGCTCGTGCCAAATGTGTCGATATCCACAGCCACGGGATCAGCCTTTCCGATGGCATAAGAAAGAGCGACTCCGCATTTATCCGCGAGGCCGCTCCAGACGATATTCTTTGCGATGTACCGCGCCATATAAGCACCGCTGCGGTCGACCTTCGTTGGGTCTTTTCCACTGAACGCTCCTCCGCCGTGGAGAGCAAGCCCTCCGTAGGTGTCTACCATCATCTTTCGGCCAGTCAAGCCAGTGTCAGCAGCGGGACCACCCTCAACAAATCTGCCGGAGGGATTGACGAGTATTTCAGTATCGTCGTCGAATGGGAAATCCTCAAAGCACTGCCAGAGCACATTCTGCTTGATATCGGAATAAAGCTGTTCCTGTGTCTTGCTGGCTTCATGCTGAACGGAAACCACGATTGTTTTCACACGCTTCGGCTTTCCATCCTCGTATTCGACCGTGACCTGCGCCTTACCGTCCGGCAGAATGCCTTTCACGATTTTATCCTTGCGGACGGTATCTACGCGTTTACAAATACGATGCGCCAGCACCAAAGGGAGCGGCAGCATCTCGCGGGTTTCGTTGGTGGCGTAACCGTAAACGGTGCCTTGATCGCCAGCGCCGATGGAAGAGTAACGTTCCTCGCTGCCATTTCTGGCTTCGAGCGCAGTGGTCACTCCTGCGCTGATGTCGGCGCTCTGCTTGTGGACAAACACAAAGACAGTAAACTTCCACGGATTGTAGCCGACCTTTTGGAGGACTTCGCGCACCTCCCAACGGATATCCACTTTGCCGTCACAGGTGATTTCGCCCGCAACGATGATTTTGCCCTTGGTCGCCATTACTTCGCAGGCGACGCGAGCGGATTTATCTTTTCTGAGACAGGCGTCCAGAATGCTGTCTGCGATGAGGTCGCACAGCTTATCCGGGTGCCCCATGCATACACTTTCGGCGGTTTTGTAAGTAGTCATGTCAATTTTTCCTTTCTATTTTCACAGCCGTGTTGCCGGTGAAATTCTCCCAGCGTTTTATGATAATGTCGCAGTAGTGCGCGTCGAGCTCCATAATGTAGCAGGTGCGGTCAAGTTGCTCACAGGCAATGAGCGTCGTACCCGCACCGCCAAAAGGTTCGACCACGATGTCGTTCTCGCCGGTGAACGCTACGATGTATTCCGAGGGCAGTGCCACAGGGAATGTGGCAGGGTGTTCCGCACGGATTTTGCCCTTTTCGCTGAGTTGCTTTGTAACCGATTCCAGACTCGTCTGCTCCGGCAGCTCCAGCAGGCTCTCCATCTTTTTGAATGCACCGGTTTCGTTGCCGCGCCGAGCGATACGGAAGGAGCCGTCCGCCTGACGTATCTTGTTATACCGACCGCCTGAGTAGATGCTTGCTTCCTTTTTACGCCACGTTGGATTAACCGGAACCGGCTCTTTGCCGAAGCAAAAAAGCCACTCATGCCGAATTGGTATCATTGCGCTTTGCTGTCCAACGCTGCCGCAGGTCAGCTTATCCCACACATTCCACGCCAGCAGCTTCAGACCAGCTTTATTCGCCGTATCGATGTAGGCATTCCAGTAGGGATAGATCTCGCCGTCCTTGCGCTGGATGCCGAGGTTGACTGCTTGCAGCGCCGTGAACGGTTCGTAGCAAGAAACAAACTGTGCGATGCTTTCAACAGACAGGTCTTTACCGCCGTTGTACTCACGCATATCGCTGTAGGGCGGCGAGGTAAAGAGTAACTTGCTTTTCTGCCCGTCCATCAGCCGAGTGACATTGCTCATGTCCGTACTGCTGCCGCAGAGCAGCCGATGCCGACCGAGTTGCCAAATGTCTCCGGGCTGGCATATCGGCTCCGTGTCAAGATTCGCGTCTGGAACAATATCCTGAACGATTTCATCATCGACGCCGAGCATGAGTCCGATCTCGCTGGTTTCGAAGCCGGTCAGCGTCACGTCGAAATCCTCTGCTTTCAAATCTGACAGCAGATTTGAAAGCTTCTTCGTGTCCCACTCACCAGAGATTTTGTTCATGGCGATGTTGAGCGCCTTTTCGCGGGTGGCATCAAGGCTCACCACGATGCACTCCACGCTGTCATAACCGAGTGCTTTCAAAACCGAAAGCCGCTGATGCCCAGAAATGACCGTGAAGCCCGTTGTCTCGTTTACGACGATGAGCTCGACGTATCCGAAGCTCTCGATGGAGCGCTTGAGCTTTTCAAACTCTGTGTCGCCCGGCTTTAGCTCTTTGCGAGGGTTATATTTTGCAGGATTCAAGTCCGACAGCTTTAATGTCCGTATGTCCACTATTTACCCCTCCTCGCAGTAAGCAGGCGCTCCATAATATCGTCCTGTGGAGTAGCACCGCTGTATTCTCCGGTACAGTTTTCCTTTACAATCTGGAAGATCTCATACCATAGGCGGTTGGTCTGGCTCATGTAGTTTTGTCCCATCGCTACATATGGGCTTTGTATTGCGTTGCCGGTGGTAGGATGCCGCGCCAAGAAACCGAAGCTCGACACAGCTTCCTCGCATTGAATCCAACGCGCCACACTCATGGCGTAACGTTCCAGAAGCTGGGGAGAAACGAGCGTAGCGCAGCCTCGTGCATTGAGCCACGTCCATGTGTTTTTATATATTTCACCAGCGGCAAGCGTCGTACCATCCTTTTGCTCCGCCGAAAGCATCTTGTTCGGCTCCGGCATTTCATAGCCTTCGAGCGCGGGCGCGTCAGTGAACTCCATCACCGTCAGCTTCCTGCCACCCGGATTACCGGCGGATATTTTATCGGCGAGAGGCTTCTTTTTGGCGCCAGCACCGACTCTGGCACCGCCTCGACAGGTACCGTCTTTCGCCATATTCATCACACTCCTTTTTAACTTGGGCTATTCAACCCTTTGAAACTGCGTTTTTCAACACGAAGCCCCACGCCGCTGTCCGCTTTTAAAAGTTTTGAGGATTTAGATGCCCCCACCGGGGCAAAGACCGAGTGAATATATTTTCGATCAAAGTGATTATGTTTTGGTCTGTATCAAAATGTGATACAGACCTCACCGTTCGTGCCAGCGGTCGCCCATCTCCACGGTGATACGCGAGTGGCAAGGCTTGCACAGCGCCATCAGATTATTTGTGTTGTTGGTGCCGCCGTGACTGAGCGGGAGGATGTGATGCACTTCCTCGGCGGGTGTCAGCCTGCCTTGCTTTTGACATTCCTCACAAAGCGGGTGCGCCTTGATGTAGCGGTCGCGGATGCGCTTCCACGCACGACCATACCTTTTATTCGTCTCCGGCTCACGCTGGAAATGATTGTAATGATAATCCGCCTGTCGCTGATGCTCTGGGCAGTAAAGACCGCTCGTCAGTTTCGGGCAGCCGGGGTGCTGGCATGGTCGCTGTGGTTTTCTTGGCATGATGTCACCTCCTCGTGGACATAAGAAAAGCCCTGAGGGATTGCTCCCACAAGGCTCTCTTGTTCCTATTTCGCTAAGTATATCATATCAGAATTTAGCATGAACATCTACTAACATAACCTATCATCTTTCGGGCGGCACACGAATTTCATCGTAAGCCTTCTCCCGCAACCGATAGATATGCTGGATGCTGTAGCCCATATCAACCGAAATCTGCTCCCACGTTTTGAAGCACAGATAACGCAGCTCCAGCAGCGTCTGGTACTCGGTGTTGTCCACAGCCTTGATAAGGCTGACCATCTCACGCTTCAGATCAACGAGCCGGTCGATGTCGCGGTTGATCTCCGCTTGCAGGTCAACAATTTTCGCCACAGCGTCTGCCATCGTAGAAGTGCCGCGATTGGGATTGCGCGGCATACCCGTGAGCACCCCAGTGCATTTCGTCGCCAGATCATTTAATGAAGCGATCTGCTCCAGCTTGGAATTGATGCGCTGGTCGAGGCGGTACGCCTGTCCGAGATATTCTTTCGTAGTCATGCCGCCACCTCCGCTTTCAGCTTGCTGATGAGCAGCTCCGGGTCGAGGTGGGTCAGCACACCAAACCAGCCGGAGCGGAAGAAACTCTCGATGCTCCGGCATTCGTACTGCGCCGAGCGGTTATGCGGATTGAGTGAGAGGGTACGCAGCGCCTTGCGGTAATCCTTCGCCGCCTGAAGGATGATGGCGTTTGCGAGGTTTTCGTAATTGTTGTCCATGAGACACACTCCTTATCTGGATTTTGTAATTCCAGCGAAGCGATGTCGCATTGTGAGCATTGTATATGTAAAGCACAGGTGCGTTGTTTTAATAGTCAGTGTTCATTGCAGAGAGCCGTTTATCACAGCTCGCACCTCGTCAACCGAACGGACGACCGCAGCCGTACCGCCACAGGCGAGGATTTTTCGGATAGTTGCCGCTTGAAGTGCCGTTGCTTTCCCGACCGGCGTCTTCACCTCAAAGGCGAAAAACCTGCCGTCGATACAGGCGATGATGTCGGGGATACCTGCCGTACCGTACATCCCGCCGTGCTCCTTCCAAGCAAAGCACCTCGGCACGGTTTTGAGATAGCGCAGGATTGCGCTCACGATTTCTTTTTCTGCCACAGTGTACTCCTTGTAACTTTTTTCGGGTTTGTAACTGTGTAACCGCCTTTTATAGAGGTCTGCGTGTATTCACACGCGCACACACGCGCGCGTATGGAATTGAAGCCGCTCTCGCGTATATACATATTTTTTGAAGCTACAAAGTTACAAAACCATCCGACCACCCTGAAATGTGCTCTATATAGCGGCTTTTGGGACGTAACTCTTCCTGTAACTTCTGTGCTCCGAGAGGCTACATCACGAGCGATTAAGTTACAGCTTGCGCCACTCATAGCGGTTCTACCTCTGTGATTTCAAAGCCGGAAACGTCACACCGCGTTTTGAGCAGCCCATAATTGAGCGTCCACACGCGCCGATTCTCCGAGCCGATGCGTTTTTGCACGTTGCTCTCCAGAAAATAATCCGAATGCTGTAGCTGCTTCTTAAACTGTGCATAGGTCAGCGTTTCTCCGGCGATGGCATAGTCCTTGCGGTACTTGGTATAGCGGTCATAGACGTGATTGAGCCACAGCGCCAGTGTTTTCCCATCATCGCATATGGCAAACTCGCTCTTGGGGTCAAGCCCCATGCGCGACATGACCTCAAGCGTCTGTTCGACCACGCTCTTATTGCTGGTGCCACCGTCCAGCAGGTATTCCTTCGCCGCATATTCGATGTATTTTGTGCAGGGAGCGATTGCATACGGGAACGTCTCATGCCACGTCAATCCAAGCGAGGAACACAGCTTTTCCATGAGACGCAGCCCTGCGACCATACAGGCGAGATTATTGACGACACGCGACGGGAGCTCCTTGTTGAAGCCGCCCAGCGCCTCCTCGTACCACGAATAGCATTCAGCGGGCTTGGTTTTCAGCGCGATGTTCAGTAAGCTATGCCCAAGACTGCCGAGTAAATCGGCACTGGCGCACAGCCTCTGGAACGCCGCACGATATTCGACCGTTTTCAGGTCTTTCTTGGAGAACAGCAGCTCGATGCTGCGCTCCCGAATCGCTGCCTCATCCGGCGATTCCTCACCGGCGACCACGAGCGGAGCCAGCAGCTCATAGCTCACGGTCGTCTGATCGGCGCGACCACGGATGCCCTCCTGACCGTCATAGCTGTTTCGGAAATGGTTCAGCAGCGGCGCAAGTCGATAGCTGTCGATTTTTGAGGGCTTGAACTCGTCCAGCGCCATCGGAATGGTGTTTGAGGATGCCGAGTCCTTCATCAGTGTAAAGGCGGTCGTTTGTCCCGCTGCCACGATCTTTGACTTGGAGAACACCGGCATAATGACCCGCTCCAGCGTATTGCTCTTGCCGCTTCCGGCTTCGCCGATGAGCATGAGATGCGGATATTTCACGTTCTTTTTCCGCAGGTGCTCCTTGATAAAGCAGCCGCTGATCCACGCCAGAATCGACACCGCCTTTGCGGGTTCGTTGTAGGACATGAGCTGTTCGCCGAGCCTTTGAAACTGGGTTGCGGTGATGAGCTTTGCGTCAAGAATGTCGCAGCAAATGCTGCGGTATTTATCCAGCTGAATGATGTCCTCGACCGACGCGCCGTTTTCGTCCACCGCGCCCTCGACCGTAACGAATACCATCCCACTGCCATGCTCATAAATACCCATCGCCTTGACGCCGAGCTTCGTTTTCCATTCCAGCTCCGAGATGTATGCCTTGAGCAGCTCCAAGTCGCCATCCGAGCCGGTATAGCTGAGAGCGATGGTGCGCTTGTTGAGGGCGTTCTTGAATTTCTGCTGATTGGCGAAGTCCGTCGTCATAAAGGTCAAGCGGTAGGTTTCGCCGCGCACGGTCACAAGGTCGGCGGTGAGCTGCGTTTCCTCCTCGGCGACAATCATCTCCACCGGCACGAATATAAAGTTGGTGATAGGATAGATGCTGTCACCCTTGCTGCGGAAATACATACCCTTGTACTCAAACACCGGCGCCTCGTTGCCGGGAGCATAGGTATCCTCGGTCAGCTCGCAAGCCTTGTCCAGCGTTTCCTCGCCATAGGTCGCGCCGCTGGCATGATGCTTCGCGTCCCACTTTTCCCGAAACAGCCCGCTCTGGCGAAAGAGCCTGTCCATCTGCGCTTTGTCCTTACCCGACCAGAATGCCAATCGACAGCACAGTGCCATATCCGCCTCCGATTGACTCGAATAGGCGTCCTGCCAGTCGCCGTCCCAGAGCTTTGAGAACGCTTCGCCGTTATCGGCTCCACGGGCAAGCTCCAAAAGGTCATCGTCGGACAGCTGCACGGGTGCGCTCTTTTTCGACTTCCTTTGCTGCTGCTTTTTCGGGGTGCGTATGTAGTTTTCATGAATCCATTTAAGCGTACCATTGTCCTCGGCGATGGTATCCGTCGCGCCATCAAGCCTTTTTCCAGTCATCGTGAAGTACCGGGTATGCTCGTACATTTCCACGCCGGTCTTGGTATTCTTGTTGCCGGTACCGGGCTTCGTGCCCTTGAAAAAGAGATGAATGCCGGTGCCGGAGGGCGAAAACTCCATGTAGGTGGGCTGCCTAGCGATGATTGCCTTCGCCGTCTCGTTGAACACACCGGTAGCCGGGTCATAGCAATGGTCGACGTCCACGCCCACAAGGTTATCCTCCTTCGAGAACATGAAGCCCAGCCCCGTAAAACCGTAGCGCTCCAGCGCGTCGGCGGCAGTGGCGTAGTCCGTCCATGTCGCAGGGTTATTGGATTGTGCGCCCTTACCCGTGATGGGATTGTACGGCATCTTTTTATCCTTGCCGCCGTCCTTATCGGGAATGAGTCTCCAGTTGACCCATTGCTTTCGGTCAAGCAGTTCCTTCGGATAGCTCATAGCGTTTTCACCTCACATTCCTCGGTAAAATACTTGATGGGCATATTGTGCTTTTGCGCCTTACGAATTTCGTAGCTCATGCCCTCGGAGACCGTATCCCCGAACACCCACAGCTCCTGACATTTCCCCAGCAGCACTCGTCCGAAGAACAAGCCCAGCTTGCGGCTGTCGGGGTCGTGCTCATCCATGAACTGCGGATAGAGCAGGTGCGGCGCAAGCGGTATCGCGTTTTGCTCGACAGCAAAGCGGCAATAGCCCCGTGTGCGCTCTGCGTTTTTCTCCATATCACCGGTGAAAGGTGAGCAGATGAAAACGAGCGGTCGGTACTCCGTACCGTAACGATGCAACAAATCCTCGCGCATCAGCTTTCGTATGACCTCGTAGGTCGTCGGGTCGCTGTAGCCCTCGGCGTTTCGTTTATCTATCCACATCACACGTCCTCCATTTCCTTCAGCTCGCCGAAGCTCTCACCGTAGGCGGCTTCCGCGATGATTGGCACGTCAAACGCCGGGAACGGCTGCACCTCCATGCAAGCTTTCACGAAGCCGACCGCCTCGTCGAGCTTGTCCGCCGGTATCTCGAACACCAGCTCGTCGTGAATCTGCAGGAATGGCTTGAGCCACGGGCGCTCCTTGATGCCCGCGACGATGCGTCCCATTGCCAGCTTCAAAATATCCGCCGCCGTACCCTGAATCGGTGTATTCATGGCACAGCGCTCGGCAAAGGAGCGCTTGCCCCAATCGGTCGAGAGGATGCCGATAATGTACCTGCGGCGACCGAGCCACGTTTCTGCATAGCAGGTGTTGGCGGCGCGGCGCTTGGTATCGTCCTGCCAATCGGTCAGGCGCGGATAGCCGTTTTTCAGATTGTCGATGATACCGGCACAGGCTTCCTTCGACATATCCAGACCAGCCTTGAACTTCAGCGTTTTCTGCAGTCCGCTGGGGAAAAGTCCGTAAAACACACCGAAATTGCAGTTCTTTGCGATGGTACGGCGCTCCTTGTAATGCGGTGCATTCTTGTCCGCTGCCTCGCTAAACGGCACATGAAAGATAACCGAGGTCGTCGCCGCATGGATATCGCCACCGGTGCGATAGGTTTCGAGCATCTTTTTATCACGGCAGTAGAACGCGCCCACGCGAAGCTCGATCTGGGAGAAATCCAGCGAAATGAGCAGCTTACCCTCTGGCGCGGCGATGAACTTCCTCACTCCAATCGGGTCGTTATCCTTGCGCGGGCAGTTTTGCAGGTTGGGATTACGGGATGCGAAGCGCCCCGTTTCGGTGCCGAGCGGCATGAGGTCGGGGTGAATGCGTCCTGTGGCGCTGTTGACGCAGCGAAGATACCCGTCGATGTAGGTGCTTTTGAGCTTGCCCCACTTGCGGTATTCCTGCACCAGCTCGAACAGGCGCACCATCTCCGGGCGATTCACGCGGCAATACTCCGTGAGCAGTATCATCGTCGCGTCGTCCACCGCCTCCTGATGTTTTTCCGTCGTTTTTAGCACCGGCAAGCCGAGGCCGGTGTACAGATACTGCTTGAACGCCGAGGTCGAGGCGTTTGCGCCGATGTCCACGCCGTGGGTCATCTCATCAATTGCCGAGCGCAATTCTGTCAGCTTTCGTTCTGCTTCGACCTTTTTCGACATCATTGCATCCGTATCCATCGGAACGCCGTTGTATTTCATCATGCCAACATAGACCGCCGTCGGCGATTCCACCCGCTCAACGATGTCCCGATGCTGCGGGATGTTCTTGGCAAACCAGCTGTTGAATTTGTGATAGAGCCGCAGTGTATAATCACTGTCGGCACAGGCATAGCGCAGGGTTTCCTGCTCGGCGGGATTCATCTCATCGAAATGCCGTCCCGCCGTCACTGTATTGAAATCCGGCATATTCGCGCCGAAAAGTGAGGTGGAGAGTAACTTCAAGCCGCTGTCCGACAGCCCACGAAACTCAAACTTGCTCTTAAGCGTGAGCTGCGCCGCCGCGATGGTGTCGTAGCAGGGTTCGTATACGACGATGCCCTGCGCATACAGGAACATCGCCTCAAAGGATAGATTGTGCGCCACCTTTACGACGTCGGGGTTTTCAAACACAGCGGTCGTGAGATACTGCACAAGCTCATCGCGGCTCTGCACATTTTTTCCGACCTTATGTGCAATAGGCAGATATACCGCGCTGCCTTCCGATACCGAAAGGCTGATGCCGACGATGTGCGCCTTGTGCGCATCCAACGCCGCCTTCGGCTCATCCCGCCAAGCGTCGTCCGGCGCGGTCTCAAAGTCGAATGCGATAACGCCCGCGTCCTTTATATACTCGCGCAGCTTGTCGGGTGTATATATAAGGTTGTAACTCATGTTCATGCTCCTATCTGCCGCTATAGGTCGGGCAGCGGCTGCCACCCGACCTTCGCGGCTGTGTATTTAGGCGAGAGGCTCAATGACCTCGCCGGTTTCGGGATCAACATTGACGGTGGGTGTATCCGCAGTCGGTTCGGTATCATAGCCGATGCGGGTGGAGAAGCTCTTGACCTGCTCGGTCAACCCTGCGATGAGCGCGTACTCCTCGGCAGTCAGATCACGGTCGACCGAGAACTGCGCCTGAGAGTAGGCGATGCCGCTGTTGTTGGTCGCCTTCTTCAGCGCGAATTTCGTGACCACGGCGTTGGACTTCTTGCCCTTGGAAAGCAAGCGCATGATGTAACGGGTGAAATCCTTCAGAGAGCCGGTCGGCAGGGAGAGAATCATCGGGAAAATCTCTCCCTCTCGCAGTAAGTAGATACGGCGGCGATTTTTACACGCCTTGGCACCGTTCTCGCCGGAGCCGAATTTGTTATACGGACACCTGCCGCAGTCGCCGCCGGGGTTGCCCTCGCCGGTAACGCCGTCGAAGCTGCCGCAGTCGGGAGGATTAGAGCCACCGGTATACTTGTCCGTGTAATAGGCATACAGCGGGTGATGGTGCAGGATAACTGCGGAGAACTCCTTGACCGTTTCAGGGCTGTCGGGGTTTTCACCGGGAATCTCGAACACCGTCATGCCTCCTGCGGGGATTTTGATTCTCTCAAAGCTGCCGGACAAGCCGGAAAGCTCCTCGGAGAGCGCGTCGTTCAGGTTGAAGTCCTTCAGCGCCATAAACACGCTGTTCGTAGTAGCAAGAGCCTTGTTTTCGTTTTTCATGGTATCATTCCATCCTTTCATTATTTACGGGTCGCCTTACGGACGCCCACGGTCGTTTTTTCGAATACGCTGACCAGCCCTTCAAGCCAGTCGGGTAACACATCGTCGTTCTCGGATATCTGCTCCCGCACGAAAGCCGAGAGGGAGTTGGCGTTGACGGTCTCATAGACCAGTCCGCCATAGCCCTCTGCGCGAAGCGCCTCAAAGAGCTCGTCCTTGCGGTCGGCGGTCGCCGATGCGCGGGTCGTGTTGGTGAGACAGAACATCGTGCCGGATCGGGTGAAGTTCTGCGTTTCGGTATCGGTCATGAGCTGCGCCAGCGCAGCGTCGGTTTCCTCAAGCGCTGCGTTTAGCTCCTTAACGCGCTGCTCGGTGTCCTTTTTCTCGTCCCGCAAAGCCTTAAGCCGGTCTGCGAGTTCAAACATTTTTTCAGAATTGTCCATTGTGATAAGCTCCTTTATATGAATGGGTTGTTGCCGTAGCAGTAGTCGTCAACCAGCGTCTTGGCAAGGTTCGCCTTGTTCTTCAGGGCTTTAAGCACCTTCTCATCGACCGTGCCCTGCGCTGTAAGATAAATGTAGGTACACGGCATCCGCTGACCGGCGCGGTGAATACGGGCTTTGCACTGCTCGAAGTTGCTCATGCTGTAGTCCAGCGAGTAAAAGACCATCGTGCTTGCCGCTGTGAGCGTCAGCCCCAGACCGGCGGTTGCGATCTGTCCGACAAAAATGGGGACATCGGGGTCGTTCTGGAAGCGGGCGACCTGCTCGTCGCGGTCTTTCACGCCGCCCTTGATGAGTGAATAATTGACGCGCTTCTTTTCGAGCATGGCGCAGATCGCGTCAAGCTCCGGCACGAAGCGGGCGATAACGACGAGTTTGCGATTTTCCTCAATTGCCGCGTCGAGAATGTCCTCCAGCACGTCGAGCTTTGCCGTTGATACCTGTTCGGCGGCGCTGCTCTCGTCGCTGCCGATGAAGCCGCCCGTGAGCTGCGATAGCCGCAGCAGCTTGGTGAGCACATTGGTAATGGTGACCTCGCCCTCGGATAGCTCGGCGTAGCTCTCCTGCACAAGGCTTTGGTAGAGCTTCACCGCCCTCGGCTCCAGCTCGACCTTGCGGATGATGTCGGTCGTTTCCGGCAGGTCAAGGCAGTCCTTCTTTGTCGCCCGAAACGCGATGCTGTGCATACGGCGGGTCAGCTCCGGCTCCATCGACTTTTTGAGCACCGGCGTATGATTGCCGTAGCCGGTCATGTAAAAATAGGTGTTGCGGAAGCTGTAAAACGACTGTCCGAAGATACGCGGATCGAGAAACTTGTACTGAGAAAATACGTCGATTGCCTTATTCGTGACCGGCGTTCCCGTCAGTAGCAACCGGTATTTTGCCGCTGCGCCCAACCGGTGTATTGCCTTGGACGCCGAGATGTTGTGCGTCTTGATTTTGTGCCCCTCGTCGGCGATGATCAGGTCGGGATGCCATGCCGCGAGCTCCTTCTCCAAGCGCCACGCCGATTCGTAGTTGACGACAGCCACCTGCAGCGCGTCGCCGGTCATGTGCCGGAGCGTATCTGCCTTCTTCTCGCCGCTGCCCTTGAGCACGGCGAGGGTATAATCAAAGGCGGCAAACTTACTGAACTCCTCGTCCCATACGCCGACGACCGACAACGGTGCCACGACCAGCGCTCTTTTGATGCGTCCGGCGTTATACAGCGCACCTGCTGCGGCGATGGACACCAGCGTTTTCCCGGTGCTAACCCATTTCCATAAGGAGAGCGACGCCCTGACTTCTGGAAATATTCATTTACATCACCTGCCTTTCTTCTTTCCGAAACCGTGCACCTTGCAATGCTCCGACTGCGACGGGAGTACCTCAAGATTCGCGTGGTTATTGTTGAGCTTGTTGCCATCAATGTGGTGGACAACCTCGCCCTTTTTGAGCGGTCTGCCGAGTATGGCTTCGGCAATTCTGCGGTGCGCGTGTTTGCCGAGCAGCTTGGGATACGCCTTTCCTTCGCCGGTGCCACGGAGCTTGCGACTCCGCTTAACACGCGACTCCATCACGCCGCCAGGCTTGTTCATGGGGTTATCCGTGCGGTTGTACTCGGTCATGCGCTGCGAGTTCCATTTGTAAAAATGCTCCCGACAGCAGAAGTTGTTTTCACGGATTTGGCTTTCCGGCCGCTGGAATGCTTTCCCGCACAGGGCGCATTTCACCGTGACCTTCGTCATCGGAATCACCTCCCGTCGAAACCAGACCGAACAGCTCGCAAACAAAATTGAAAGCGGCGACCTGATGCGCGTAGGGCTTTGCCTTGATTGGCATTGGAAGCAGCGGAGCAGTGTCTTTTTTCATCGGAGCTCGTCACCTCCGGGCAGTTCCGTGATGGAAACGCTCTCCACGGTGTCGCCGGGAACGATGACCATTACCCGACGCTTTTCGCCGAACAGGTAACGGAGCAATCGTTCCCGAAGCGCTACACGCTTGCATCTGACGACGCCGTCTTCGGTGGGCTTCTTTGAAACGCTGATCTTTAAATCGTGCTTCATCTTTCATCCGTCCTTTCCGAGGGACGGTTTTGTGTGTCCCTCGGCATACGGAGAAATGAAGAGTGTTTTGGGGAGGTACTCAGAACACTTTTTTTATTTTTTTCTTCGCGCTGTCGATAGACTCACGGACAGCACGATGATCTACGCCCTCGACTCGTGCGATTTCCCGTAAGGAAAGCCCGTCCGCCAGCATAAGCAAACGCCTTTGCTGTACCGCCGTCAGCGTTTTCATTGCGTTATAGAGTCGCTTGTTTCTTTCCGCTATCTCCATTTCCGTTTCGGGAGTGTGGTTGTCCCCATACTCCTTGCCCTCAAAGAGGATGGCGTCCAGCGAATAGCAGTGATACCGTTCCTTGCGACTAAGGTTGTCCTCCTCGCGCCGCGATGCCGTGATAAATGCGCCAAGCTCTTCGTCGACCTCGACCTCCGAGGTTGTTCCGTCTGCAAAGTTCCATTGAATCTTCATAAAATGACCTCCGTCTCGTTGTCTCGAAACGGAGGTCTGTGGCAGCTGACCGAAAATGGCAATAAGTTACCATACCGCAGCCTCAACGGATGACTCCGTTTCGGATGCAGCTTTCCTTCCAGTGGTCAGCTGTTGTATTAAGTTGTGTGCTGTGTTGTGCTGGAACGACTGTGGCCAGCAGTCGCGCAACTCAGCATCTATACCATAAGGTGTTCGCAAACATTGAAATGCGTCAAGCAAAAATATTTCGCGTTCGCCAAAGTATATTGACTTTTGCGAATACCTGTGGTATAATACATAAAAGTGGCTCATTGTGAGCGCTTTTACCGGCGCTTGCTATGAGTCTTTTTATATCTCTATTGTAATAAATCCGGCAGTCTGTAAGCTTTACATCAGCGGACGTGGTTGTACATCGGATGTACATTATCAAAATAAGGAGGCCGCGCAATGACTTTTAGCGATTTTTTGCAGCTGATGCATTCGTATATCGGATGTGATGTAACAAAGCAGGACTATGTCTTGTACATTACAAACTTAATCATTCGCGAGCCTGCGAACGACGCAGAAGAAAAGGCAGACGATGCGGACAGTTACAATCCGCTATCCGGGAAATCGCAGAATCTGCTTCACAAACTATACAAAGGCGACAATGGACGAAAAATCTCTGATAGCGATTCTCGTCGGCTATTAAGCCTCTTCAGTAAAGAGAAATTTGTTGATGAATTCCAAAGTGTCGACATCGACGCGAGAATAAACCTTGTGAGTGCTTTGGATGGTTATGCTGTGTCAGCGACAATAGATAATGTCGATGAAGTATGTGCGATGTTGTTCTATAAACTGATTGAAGCAATGGCGGCAGGTCGAAATTCCATTGTTGCTTCCGACCTTGTTCATGTAGACAAGTATGGTCAGCCTTTGCCTGAAGTACCGTTGACATCGGTCTATGTGCAAGATGGAATCATTCATATAGCAGACGAAAAAATAAAACTCCCCATCCAGCTGATGCCGGAGGAGGAGTTTGCTGCTCATGAATTACCTTATCTAAATGCCTTATGTGACGCATACGCAGATGCGCTTTCTATGATCATTACACCAAATGATCTCGACAAGCTGCCAAATCGATATCACCATGACTTTGTTTCTCAAAGGAAAGCATATTTTGCTGCCGAGAGCGTGCAACGCTCCGTGCGTGAAGTGTATGCAAATGGAGAAGACCAGTTTAATGCGTTAAAAAGCGAGGCATATGACGGTATAGAAAACACTTATTATCAGGATTACAACAACGGATATAAGCGCCTCCAAGCTGTCATTGATAAAATGATAACCATGCCGCTTGATGCCGTAACACTAGCCAGAACTACGAATTTGATAAAGAACATGGTGAGAAGAGGCATTTGCCATATCTTGGTGAATGACGGCAAAATAAAGTCGTGGGTTGATGTCGATGCATGATGTATTCAATACTACATTTGAAATATCTCTGCGAATGACTCTACTGTTTGGTGTATCCAACGATGCGATGACCGCTGACCGCGCCGCCGCTTACGATTTCATCACGATTTACAGCAGTTCTTTTAATCTATCAGACCGAGCCTTAAATGGAGAAAACGACTTTGGTTTCAGCGAGTTTACTGTGCGACGTGAGATTATATCAAAAGCCTTGAAGAATATGATTATTGACGGGCTATTGACCGTGCGCAGAGATCGTAGTGGCTTCAAATATACTCTGACAAAAAACGGTATTGACTTCTATAAAAGCTTAAATTCCGAATACGCAGAAGAATACAGAGCACTCGCACGAAAGACCATTGAAGCCCTACGAAACATAGATGATGTGAAGCTATTATCGTTGATTACCCGCGAGTCAACGAAAGCATTGAGGAGGTAGAGCTATTATGAGTGGATTTTATGTTAAAAGAATAGTGGCAAAAAGCCCTACCAAAGCTGATGCTGTCGTTTCTTTTGGCCCGAAGCTCAATATTATTGAAGGGCATTCCAATACGGGAAAAACGTGCGTAGCCAAATGTATAGACTTTGCGTTTGGAGGGTCAACGAAAACGCCGTTCAAAGAATCCTCTGGCTATGATCGTGTGGTAATGACCATATCCACATATGATGGCAAGGAACTGACCATTGATAGAACGGTTGGGAAAAACACGGCAACTGTAACCAGCGAAATTGAAGGGATAGAAAGCGACACATATGATATTGAATTTAAGAAAAAGCAAAAGCATCCTGTCCTTAACACGATCTGGTTGAAACTCATGGGAATTGACGGCGACACAGAACCGATGGTTGTCAAAAACTCGGTGTTTGAGAAGAAACGCTTGACATGGAAGACGCTTCTGCGCCTGTTTTACCTAGATGAAGATAGAGTCGGAACGTCTGAATCGATAATAATCCCGCAGCACAGTTATTATGAGAACACCTATGTACTCTCATCGCTTCTTTTTCTTTTGACGGGCAGGGACTTTTCGGAAACTGATGCAAAAACAAAGAAAGAGATTCGTCAGGCGAGGAAAAAAGCTGTCACCGAGTATGTAAACAGCAAAATTCAAGACGCGACAAAGCGCCGTGAGGAACTCGGAAAAGAGCTTGAAGTTTTTGGGGATGTCGATGTTAATGCGAAAATTGCAGAGATGGTAGCGTCCCTTGAAACTGCCGAAAGAAATATTGCTGCCGCCTTATCAGAAAGCAAGACACTTTTAAGCGCAATAGTGGAAACAGAAGAGCGCGAAGTCGAGTGCGATGTTCTTATTTCGCGGTTCAAGAAATTGAGAGATCAGTATTCGGCTGATATAAAACGACTGTCCTTTATCGTTGATGGCGAGGAGGAAATGCACTATGTCCCAGCACCCGCCACCTGTCCTTTCTGTGACGGAAAAATCACCCCTCGTGGGCGGGAATCCTATGTCGCATCAGCGAAAGCCGAGCTATCCAGAATCGCCGCTCAACTTGATGGCTTGATTAGCGCAGAAAAGGATGTATTTGAGGAAAAGGCTGAAATCACCGACAAATTGACCGATTTGCGAAGAAAGCAGACAGATATTGACGCTTTGATTGAAGAGGAACTCCGTCCGAAAGCCGCTGCATTGAGTGAATCAATCGTTGTATTCAAAGCATATAACCGTATCAACGATGAAATGAGCTTGATTGCATCCTATGCGCAGACTTTTGCGGTTGACCTTGGTACATATGATATAAGCGAGGATGACGACAAGCTGGAATACCATCCCAAAGAATACTTCGATGATGGTTTCCAAACGATGATGACAGAGTTTGCAGAGGAAATCCTGAAAGAATGCAAGTATGAAAACTTGACCAGCGCACGGTTTGATATGAGCATTTTCGATATTGAGGTAAACGGTGAAAGTAAAGACAGTAGTCACGGCAAAGGGTATCGTGCTTACCTTAACGCAATTGTCATGCTGATGCTACGGAAATACTTTGCTGCCTATGCAAAATATAGTCCGCGTATGTTTATCATTGATACGCCGTTACACGGTTTTGATGAAGGATTAGATGAGACCGCCCCAGAGAGTATGCGAACAGCACTATTCCAATACTTCATCAATCATCAGGATGAGGGACAATTGATTGTAATAGAGAATTTAGACCATATTCCACACCTGCAATATGAAGAAGCCGGAGCAACCGTCACAAAATTCGTCAAAGGACGCGAAGAAGGACGTTACGGTTTTCTGAATGATGTAATCTGATATGTGCAGTAAAATAGCAGGAGGTTATACCATGCGATTCACCTACAAGAAACTGTGGAAGCTATTGATTGATAAGGAAATAAATAAGAAGACGCTCTGCAAGATGAGCGACATCAGCCCCACCTCCGTTGCAAAGCTCGGCAACGATGGAAATGTGAACACCTCGGTGCTGCTGAAAATCTGCACGGCGCTCCATTGCGATATCGGCGATATTATGGAAATTGTCCCCGATGATACCGCTGAACCGAGCGCGGAGCATGATAAGTCCGTTATTAAGGACAGCGCAGAGAGTAGAATAGATCCAAAGACCCATAGATAGGAGAAAAGAGTATGGCGGCATTAACCGACTTAATAAATCAGGTGGAAGACAAAGCCCTGCGGGAAAGGCTGCTGCAGGAGGCTGAACGCCTGAGTAAGCAAAAGAAATTCGGACTTGTTTTTGAGGAGCACATTCCTGAATGTACCCCTCTCTATGGCATTGGCATTAAACGCGGCAGCACGGTTGCGAAAAAGACCGGCGCGATCAACGATGTGTACCGTGTGACAAGCATCGACGGCGAGACCGCCACCTGTCTGCGCCTTGCCTCCGGCGAGAGCGAAACGGTCGCGCTTTCCGAGCTTGTGCCGGTGGCGCAATTCGGCGAGCCTATTTATCCTACGCTTCAGCCGATTGCTCAAGTAGAAAATGCGCCCGACAGCGATTTGTGGCACACGCTCATCGAGGCGGATAACTATCATGCGCTTCAGCTATTAGAGTACCTATACCCAAAGCAGGTGGATTGTATATACATCGATCCGCCTTATAACACGGGAGCCCGCGACTGGAAGTACAACAACGATTATGTGGATTCGTCTGATAGTTACCGGCACAGTAAGTGGCTCTCC